CTTTCCCAAATACAATATTTTCAACAAAATCAAATCCGTAGCCATTTTCACGCCATATACCATATTGGTATTCTAACGCCAATACATCTGGAGGATTTTCCATGTCAGCAATGTGCTGATATGTCCACACGCCATGTGGTGTTAGATAATCATCCCCATCAACTAGGACAAAATAATCATTATCGGATTCTAAAAACAGTTCTATTACAGAGTTCTTGCCTTGGCTTGCTGTGCCATTAGATTCTGTAACAACGCACTCAATGCCTTCGTTTGCGCAAACCTGAACTGCCTCATCCTCAAACGCTTGATCTAGTGTATTGATTACAACTGTTAGTTGATCATGTGGTATGTGCCTGAAGTGCCTCTTTAGAGCATTCAGATTACGACAGCAGAGAGCGTAGTACCGTAACATTAGTCTAGTGGCTTCACCGGCCAGACAACGTTAAAAGGAAACTCAGCTTGCTCTGTAATGTCCCTAAGCGCAGTTCTATAAGCCGTCATTTCGTCAGACATGGAGCGGTCTGATAGCGCAAACGAGTCTGTTTGTTGTAGGAGAACATCTCTTTTTGCCCTGATCGCAGAGGCTAACTCTTCTTCGGAAAGAGCTTGAACAACCCAAGATTCACTAAATTGATTTTCTTCCTCTGTAACAACTTTCTGTAGCTTTTCTGTGCCGCTATCATACGTAGGCTTTTCGGCAACTACCGTTTCTTTAATCTGCCCTGTTGTAGTGGACAATTCTATTCCATTTTCTGGTATGTTGTTCCAGTAATTTGTAACTTGCAGAGTGTTATTTGAACTCTTAGCCTGCGCAATAATAGCCGCCTCATTAAAGGGCGATCCTACGTAGGACCGGACATAATAGTCAGGAAATCCTTCCTTAGAATATTTGATTTGCACAGTCATCGCAGGCTCATCAATTCGTGTAATCTCAAAATCTATCAAAAAATATCTCCTAAGTTATGCTGATTGCCACAGTGCCGTTGACAGTTTCTTCGTACTCAAGTATATCATATATATCATTTAAATTAGTAGTACCAGAAGAATAAGAATAACCGCTCCATGTTCCTAAGAGCCATGCCCACTCAACCATGTTTGTAACGCCATCGTTGTTTAATCGATAAGGGACACTAAATTGGCAATCTCCCGCACTTGTTGACACGCTTCTTGTGATATTACCACTGCTACTAGATTTACGGCCTGTGAAAGAAATACTGCTAAATGCGTAGATTGATGCGCTACCCTGCGCTTGCACCAGTAGAATTTTTGATCCCGAAACACCCGAACCATAACCTATGGTTTCTATACCTGCAATAGATGTTACTACAACTCCACTGATCAATCCTGAAGTATTTGTTAAAGCACCAAATGCGTCATCATGAGTTCCATTAACAGACTCTGGATAGTAAAAATCACACTTACCTTGTGCCCCGTAGCCTATACGAACATGGTATGCATTTGAGTTATCATGGTCTGGTGTTAACGTAGCGGTTGAGCTACTGGTGCTAGCACTTGCACCATAAAAATCAGAAATATCAATAATACCTGTAGTTGGTATTCCGGGAGCGGCACCATAATACTCACTGAGTCCGTGAGGAGTAGAACCTCCAAACTCATTAGCTATATCAAGAATAGATATTGCTCCGCTAGACTGTAGTGCCATTCTTTAACTCATCAATCTGTTTCTGTTGTTCTTTAATTGCTTCAATCAGTAGAGGTATTAGTTGCTCGTACCGCACAGCTTTGTAACCATCGTCCCTGTCCACTACAATTTCCGGTAGTACTGCTTCAACATCTTGTGCAATTACACCTACTTCTGCTTTCTCTGTGTCTTTATCTTGCGCTTGATCATTCCAGTTAAATGTATAGCCTGTCAATTGATTTACTTTTGATAGGGCATTGTCAATCGGTTGTAGATTTGTTTTTAATCTTTCGTCAGAAGAATAATAGGCTGTAACATCGCCTGTAGAACTAATTGCACCTGTGAAGCGCCACACAGAGCCGGTCCAATATAAGTTTCTATTAAACAAATATCCAGAGTAACTCCCATATACATTGTCGTATTTAAGGGCTTCTGTAGAAGTACCAACAACTCCATATCTAAATGCATAGCCAGTCATGTATCCACTATACTGTGCATATTCTCTAGTGCCGCTAGTGTAGCCATTAACAGCTATATTGGTAGTTGAAAGAGCAACGCCAGATCCAACTCCGATGCCGCTAGAGGTTACTTTTAAATATGTTGTTCCTCCTTTTTGAAGCTCTAGGTCATAGTTACTATTAGCCCCATTAATTCTTTGGAAACCGCCTGTATTATTAGCGTCTATCTCTAAAGTATTGCCACCTGCGCCCGAAGGTGAGCGAAGTTTAAGCTTAAAGTTGCCCCCGGTACTTTGTCTTCCCACCCAAAGCTCAGGAGTTTCGGATTCAATATTATTCCTACTGTTACCACTGTCATGGTAGATTTCCATATCAGCACTGTTGCCAAACTGTGCTTTATAGCCATCCTGCCACTCAGTGTTGCCAGTTACATTGTCGTTTGCATCACTTCTAATAAACGAACTTGCATGAAGGTTATCTACTTTGTCTGCATTGGCGGTTGACGAAAGACTAAACTGCGTACCACTAAGCGTTAAGCCAGTACCTGCTGTATACGTAGTATTAGTGTCAGTATTTGTGTCTACCCACGGTACGTTAACAACTAAGTTATCGCTACTGTCAACCTGAACGGCGTATGTACGACTAGCTGTACTTGATACTGAATTAGCACCAGTTGTTTGCGCAGTTGAACTAACGTTTGCCTTAAACTCTGTACCGGATAAGGTTAACCCTACACCCGCTGTGTAGGTTGTGTTAGTATCTGTGTTTGTGTCTGACCAAGGAACGTTAACAACTAAGTTATCATTACCATCTACCTGCACAGCATATGTGCGACTTGCTGTATTTGATACTGTATTAGCACCAGTTGTTTGTGCAGTAGAACTCACATTGGCATTAAACGTTGTACCACTTAAAGACAGCCCAGTACCGGCAGAGTAAGTTGTATTAGTGTCAGTGTTTGTGTCTACCCACGGAACATTCACATAAGCTTGACCACTGGCGTTTAGCACTACAGGATAATTTTTGCCTGAAGCAGTATACCCTATCTTAATCAGGCCCAATGTAGTGCTATTGGCCTGACTATATGTTGTATTGGTATCAGTATCTGTCCACGGCACATTAACAAAAGCTTTGCTATTCGCATCTAATTGAACAGGGTAGTTCTTTCCTGAAGCCGCGTATCCAATTTTAACTAGGCCTAATGCACCGCTAGTTGCCGCACTGTATGTTGTATTAGTGTCTGTCCAAGGGACATTAACATACATCTGATCACTAGACAATTGTACTGGATAATTTTTGCCTGAAGCAGTATATCCAATCTTAACTAAGCCTGCTGTAGTAGATGTTGCAACAGAATAAGTTGTATTGTTATCTACCCAAGGAACGTTTACATACGCATTATTACTAGCGTCTACAGATACAGAATAGTTTCTGTTTGACACATCAGTAGTGTATCCAGTTTGTATGCCGCCTAACGTAGAACTTGCGGCTACAGGTAAACTATAGTTATTGGCGTTTGTAGCTATGCCATCAAGTTTATTGCCATCTGCGGCAATATCACGCCCGTCAACAGTGCCATCGCCTGTAATGGTAATATTACCTGAAAATGTTGCAGTTGCCGCATCTAAGTTATTAACAACAAGATCACCTGCATTGTATGAGCTATCGTTAGTATTAATAGTACCAGTAGGTTCAGGGTCATATTCTTTAACAAACTTAAACTTGTTGTCTGTGACATCGTAGAACATGCCTATGTGCGTGTACCCAACGCCACCTTCAGCAGTACCTGTGTTAATGTTAGACCAGATACCCGTGTCTACATTTGTAGGAACTGCATTGCCTGACCAAACATCATTTAGTGTGTGCCCTGTCAAAGTAGCAAATTTAATACTAATGCCGTTATCTAATAAATTACCTGCTGTACTTATAGAAACGTTTGTAGCTTCTGTTGTAGCAAAGTTATCCTTAGACCAAGAGAAAGAGTCACGGGAACCCCCCGCGCCGTCTATTTTGACGTAGTAAGTTGTAGAAGTAGTACCACTGAAGTGACCATCAAAATAGGCATCGTCTAGACCTGAACCTGTAAAAGTAGTATTTGCTTCACCAATAGTGTCGCCAGAGTTCAGGTACAAGAAAGGAGCACCTGTTTCTACGTTTGTAGAAGATGCAATAGTCTGGGAACCTACAACCGTCAAATCACCGTCAACAATCAAATCACCGCCGATATGTGTATCTGACTGCACACGGAAAGAGTTGACTGAGTGATTCTGTTGATTTACTAGAAGAACGCCTGTTGTAGCGTCTGATTTAACAACCCAACCAAGACACATTGGGTAGTTAGGATAGGTGGGAGATTGATTTTGTACGGCACCGGGAGTAAGGCCGACAAAAAAGTTAGTGCCTGCAAACAGGCCACTTGTGTCAACGCCATCTATAAGACCAGACGTTAGAATATAACCCTCAGAGTTATTGGGTATGTCTGCCGCCGCAAGTCCCTGCGCGTTATATTTGCCAACATTAGTAGCATCTGCCAAGGCTACAGTAGGCATCTCATTAGAATAGTTGCCACTAAAGTAGAGCGGTTGACCCTTTAAGATTGTTGAGCCTGTGTTATTGTATACACGATGGTGCTCTTCAAGGCCAATCTCGTGCTGTACGTTACTTATGTCACTATAATAATTTAAAGTCTTATGGATAGGATCATAGAAGATACGACCCTCTTTGTATGTTGCGTGATCTGTAAGTACATCTGTATCTAGATCGATTACAGCACCAACTGCTGTTTCAGCGCTATCATTAATAAACACCGCTTGCGAGGCGGGTTGAGTACATATACAAACTAGCGTATTGTTAGCGGTAAATTCTACTAGTGAACCAGAATTAGAAGAAGTATAAATGTCTCCATTGCGGACAATATGATCATCACTAAAAGCAGTCTCCGCCGCAGACCGAATCTCTCCAACGCCTACTTCATAATCACCTGTAGCGGGATCTAGAATAGCATAAAACGTGTCGTTTCCGTGACCAATGCCACTAACAAAAGACGCAAAGCCGTCTGTTGGTCCGCTAAGAAAAACGTTACCTGTACCACTGGCTGAGCCAGATTCTCTAACTCTGTCCGCAACAACAAAGGCCATTACTTATTCCTCTGAAATTGTAATAGAGCTACTAGCCTCAAACCGAATAGAGTCTAAGTTATCAATTGTTTTTGGAGAACTTAATGCTCCGTAATAAAGGACTTCATTATTTCCAGTAGAATTGGCAGAGTCGTAGATAGCAAAACCCGCAACGGTAAATTGACCACCACTGTTATTGTCAAATTCAATGTCGCTTACTGGGCCTTGAATCTGTCCATTGGCCGCAGTACCAAAGGTGATTTCTGGCCTATCTCCAGAAGTAACTGCACCATTTAAATCAGTAGCACTGTAATTTCCTGAAGCGGGAATTTCAGTGTAGGTGTCAGTCGCAGTATTTACTGAACTCAAAAGTCCTAAATAAACATTAGCAGGCATTGACATGGACGTAACAGACAACACATGCTCTAAAATCTTGTTTTCTAAGTAATTTGACTTACTCATTTATATCTCCCAAACGAGTCAGGGGACCGAAGTCCCCATCCTCAGTGTCACAAAATGACTATTAATAGCCTGTGTGATAAATCGCAGTAACGATTGCTTCTGGACGAAGAATCTTGCGACCATAAAGGTGCATACCACGAACGATATCAGCGAAGCTATCTGGATCACGATAAGACTCAGTCTTGTTGATCTGCTGAGCAGTAGCGACTGCTGAATCGTGACCTGCAACAATTACACCAAAGTTAGTGCTTTGTGTTGCGGTGCTTGCTACGGCAGGACCATCACCGACTGCAGGAAGGTTGTTAGAAACATAAACACGGAAACCGTGCAAGTTGTTAATAACAAGGCCATTCTGAAGACCTGAACCACCGAAGTCTGCGTTGAACAGATTAGACTGCTCATCCTTCAGAGTTTCAGCGAACACAGGATCAACGACCAACCAACGCCCTTGTGTGTCAACAAGCTTCTGATCTAACAGACGGCCCATGCGAGCAATTACCTGCAGAGCAGATACAGATGCTGTCGCGAACGATTGCGCACCCGGCATACGTGGAACAATAGCGATAGAGTCACCTGCGGAGGCGGCGGTAGTACCATCCGTCAAACCGAAGGAAGATCCATCAATCTTGTTTGCGGCCAAGAGTTCGTCAGAACCTGCTGAAGTGTCAGCCTTAGTACCATTAACTTGATCGTTAACAGTGTCTGCATTATCATGCAGGGCTGACTGCTTGTAACCCGCCAAGTAGCCAAGTACTTCTTGGTCATACTGATCACGGAGGCGATAGCCTGCACGATCTGTTGCCAGACTCATGAAGTTAACATGCGAGTGAGCTTCTTCAATGTCATCAATCTTGAATGCGAAATAGTTCGCTTTGTCAATGACAAGTGAGAAGTCAGTATCGATGATATCTGTCATCTGAATTGTAGTACCACGCTCGTAAGCTGTTACGTCAATTTCAGGCTCTTTGATGATACGAACAGTATCACCCATAGAGGCGATTTCACCGAAGTAGTCATTATTAGTGATGTCTTCAACAGTAGAAGACTTACGGAAAGCAAGTTGGACCTGCTTTGAGTAGATTACTGGGCTAAATTTACCATTGGGTAAGTTACCATAGCCCGTTGCGCTTGCAAATGCCATTATGACACTCCTTGTTATAGCAAAGGGATAAATGTGTAAATTCAGCAGAGGCCATCTAGCGTCAGGGTGGTATGTTTACCGGCCAAAGTAAACAAACGGCCTGAGTAGTTTGGGTATTCTGTGAAGGCGAAACAAGACTTGCCTATAATCTAACAACTGGCCTGAAGTTAAAATAAAGGCGCATCTTATTTCAAGTTAGTTGTGGGTGTCCTTTCGGGGCCACAGTATTCTGCGTATAGTTATATTCAGAAAATGTTAAAAGTCAACAACTTTAACGTGCAGACCCAGATAAATCATAGATAAATTTACCTGTGCGAATCGCTTCTGCAATTACATCTTGGTTTGCTTCGTATTGTTGAGCGGTCATTTGAGCCACATCAGATTCTTTAATTGCTCCCCTTGAAGCATCTGCTTCCGGAATACTCCTCTCTGAACGTGTAGAGACTGCCTTTGCCGCATCTTTGTTTTTAGATGATTTTTCTTTAGTAGTTATTCCCATATCTACTTTGTACAAATCAATCGCACGAGCGGCGGATATTGCATCACTGTCGTTATCATACAGTGCGTCCTGTACCCACTTAGGCTGTTCCTCAACCCAATTATGAAAATCGTCTGTATCACGAATCTCTTCAAAATCCGGATGAATTCGCATTAGTTCCGCTTCAGCCTTCTCTCGCTGAGCTTCAAGCTTCATTTCATCGATTGCCTTAAACTTATTTTCGTACTCAGCAGTTTGCTCCATTGCTTTCTTAATTGCAATCGTTTCTACGATCTTTGCAACATTAGGGTGTTTTTCCATCCACCTTTCTAACTGCTCATCCGTTTTAGGCAACTGTAATTCTTTCTTGGTAGACTCTGTAAGTTGCTCTTTCAACTCATCAATTTGTTTTTGTAAGTCTGCCTCTTTCTTCTGCGCGTGTCTGCGCAAATCGCCGTACCTTTTCTTAAAGGTCTTCTCCT